TGTCGTAAGTGCCACGAGAAGCAACACCTGTTGGGCAAAGCTCCATCTCAAGACGGATCGACTCAAGACCAACCTCACAAACCTGAACCCACTGCTCAGAGAAGATTTGCAGATCGTTAGTCCCGTTGAGGATTGAATCCCGCACGATACCAACATCCAACGTGCCGCCATCAAGACGGACATAGGTGCCGGGAGCGAACAGGTAAGCAACCACAGTCGCAGGGAAAAGGTTCTGAGTCGCAGCGGCCTGAACGTCATTGAATGACTGACCTGCTCCGGTAGCCGAGTCGTAATACCAGACGACATCAAGGTTGTTAGAAGCCAACCATGCGGTCACCTCAGCCTCGCCCGCATTCAAGAAGTTCATGCCAAGAGCATGATCGTTCACCATGTCAACCTTGATGAACTCAACAAACCATGAAGGCAACATGAGAGTCAACACTGCGTTGATCGACATGTGCTGACGGCGGCGGTAGTTCGCAGCAAGCGAAAGAATGGACAGGGTAGAGGTACGGGTTGCACCGTAAACCTGACCACCGTAACCAAGAGTTACAGCAGTTGACGTTGCGTCGATTGCGTCAAGGTAGAAGATTTCCTTAGTGGACGTAAACGCCACTGCAAGGTCTTCAAGGAAAGCAGCAACCTGCTCAGGGAACACCCGGTAGTTCAAGTTGCCGAACTCCACACACTGAGACACAGCGTCAACGCGGCACTCCTCAATCGGTGGGCAGTCAACGTGGACACAAGGCTTAGGAGCGGTAAGACCAGAAGCGTCGCCGTAACCGGCAGCGTCCTCAGCCTCAGTCGTCACACGAACACCCGCAAGGGCATCGGTCCAATCTGGCGGGGTGATGAAGCGGATACCACCACGAGGAGCCTCAACAGTTGGGAGAGCCTGCTCAACAGGGTTGATCTGCTCGGCCAAACGGAAGAACTCATATGAAGGAGGCAGCGGTGCGCAGTTACCACCGGAAGCAACAAGCGAAGTACGCTGCTGCGACTCAAGCGCCCAACTTGTGCGGACAGTATCAAACACCGAGAAGTTCTCCTCAGCGCCACCGGCCACCTTGTTAGGCAGATCAGACTGTGCGGTCGCAAGAACGATACGCTCATACGATCCTGAAGAAGCGTTGTTCATTCCGTGGCGCTTCTTAGTGATCGCAGTCGCAAGCTCCATGCGGTCAAGAGCGGTGCCTTCACTGATACCGGGAACAGCGTTCGACGCGTGCAATGCAGCACCCGTAGAAACCGTTTCACCGATAGGTGCAACACCGTCGGGGACAAGCCGGGTCAGCGCAGAACTGGCCTCGGCACCTGTAAGGGAACTGCTGTCTTCCATGCCGCTGACCTCCGTGGACAACTCGATTGTGGATTCTTCAACCACCTCAGACACGATGTCTTCGGCGGGTACTACGACCGCTGCTTCAACCACCGGAGCGGCTGCAACCTCGGCTACTACTTCAACTGCTTCTACTTCAACAACTGCCGCTTCAACCGCAGCGTGCATCATTCCGGGCATTGCTGACTCGGACTCTGCCTCAACGGTTATGGTTATTTCGACTGATGCTTCTTCTTCTTCTTCTTCTGCTTCTTCTTCTTCTTCTTCTTCTTCAGATTCAGTAACAACCTCAATCTGAATCTCAACTACAGCAGGTTGATTGTGTGCTTCAACTACTCCCTCAGCAGCGAACTCGGTTACAACCTCAGTAGCAGCCTTCGCAGGAACAACAACTACAGCAGGGTCAACCGTGTCAGGAACCATGTCAGGAACAGGCTCGGAAAGTTTGCCAAGCGCAGCGGCGACACGATCAGCCCGGTCTTGGCGTTGCATCTCTCGTGTTTTGATCTCGTTATTCACACGATCAAAGTCAGCCACAAGTTTCTCAACCTGTGCGAGAGCGTCGTCAGAGCTAGCAGCGTCAGCACCTACGGCCTCAGCTTCAGTACGAATGGAATCGCTAAGAGCAGTTAGGTCGGCATCGACCATTGCTGTTAGGTCTTCTGGAACAACGATGTCTGCCAATTTGTAATCCTCCAGCTTGAGCGTTAGGTGTTGTCACGCAGCTACGGACTAACCGTTACCGCTCAACCCCGAATTGTTAGGGCTGTTAGTGAAACACCTTAGAGCATGAAATACCAACTTGAGTGCATAGCTTATTCCACAGGGCGTTGCGCGCCGGGTGGTCTAGGTGGCGGCGGGGTCGATCTGCCTTCTACAAACTGAAACTCAGGCGACAAGAAACCTTCAGCAGGCTTAGGTGCCAGGGTCGTCGAAGTCGGCGGAGTCGCTGCGACTGGGGTCGGTTCCGGGTCTTGGTCCTTCCCACGGTTCCGCCTGTGCCGTGAGGTTTCGATAGTTAAAACGATTTTCATTTTGTACCCTTACTCTCTCGGCTCGCTTCATAGCGCGCCTGATCTCTTTGCGTTGCCTGCCGGATGTGCCTCCGTATACGCCGTCATCTTCGTCGATGTTGGCTGTCAAACATTCCTGTTGGACTTCACATTGCGAACAGAATTGTTTGGCTCTAACGACATCTTGGTACTGACCCTGTTTGGGGAAGAACATGCTAGGGGGTTTGCCCCGGCAGCGTGCTTTGAGTTTCCAATCATCGGGGCCGTCTTTGATCCGGTGATGTTATACGAATGACATGGGTGTAGTTCGGTTCTCGGTTTGTGGGGTCGAAAGAAATCTTGATATTTGTTTGATATTGAGTTTGATTCTGTAGTTCACCGTGCTATAGTAAAGAGATGCAGAACGAACCAACAACTCAGGAAGAATGGGACCGCGAGGATGAGGAGTGGGACCAAGAATGGGAAGACGACGAAAGAGATGACGAGCGCGGCTGAAACACAGTCAGCGCAACACACGGGCCAAGCGCAACAACGTCGCCCGCACCCCAGCCAGCCGACGGCGACGGCGAGCCAACCTAGACATCACGCCCCATCTTGCAACGAACAAGATGCAAAGCACCACAACCGTCAATCAACTCCCCATCCCAAGACTGCCCCTCGCACCGGGCGATCCAAGCAAACTTGTTTACCCGGCGAATCACAAACTCAGACAACCCGCACCCATCGCATTGGTCGCCCGACACAACCTGACCCTCATCCGGTTGTGTCTCAGACACAAAAAACCATTCGTCAGCAAGCCGATCATTCGGACGGAACGCCCAAACCAGGTCGCCATGCTGTTTGCAAAACGTGTTGTTATCACCCGAGCGTGTGTCATGGGACAACACCACACCACACCCACGATCAGCGCACCTAGACAACCTTAGAAACCAAACGCTTTACACGGGCAGAGAACAACACACCATCATCCGGCTCATGGTTCCAAGGATTCGACAAGCCCAACAGTCGTGCAACCCTGGAGTGAATCGACATCACATCCCCGCCGCGCGTACCCGGCACCGCCCAACGCGATGGCGGCTCAGTGTTCATCCGAGCTAACCCGTACATCAAAGCGAGAGCAGCGCGAAGCTCCTCAATCTCCGACTTCTCGTTATCAACCGCATAGATTTCACACACTAAAGATGACCACACGACAGTGGCCGATCCGTGCTTCCCGTTCGCAAGCGTGTTCAACTTCCGACCCGAGTTACAAATGATCCCCTCGGTAGCGGCGGTCCTGAACCTCGCTCCGAGCGCACTGTTCGCGCCCGTCGGGTTAGGAGGCAACCCCATCCGCCACACATCCTCAGATGTGAACTCCAAGGATCGGCGGGCAAGCCTCAGAATGTAATCATCAGCAAGCGACTTCCACTCCTCAAGAGCGTTCCCGTCAGCCCGGTCAATACCCGCATCCGCCGCTTTACTAGCAGCATCCCAATCCAAACCAATCTGCTCATTCATGCTCGCAGAGTACACGGTCGGGTAGACACCCCAGATGTCCACCCGACCGGCTCAACGGCTAGTGGCCTGTGTCGCAGGAGCAACCCGACTCAACGTCACCTACCGAGGAAAGTGCAGCGAACTTCTTCGCAGCAGCAGCAGCCCGGATCGGGCGCAACGCATCCCGGAACTCAGCAAGCTCAACATGAATATCGTTCAACTCGCGTCGCATATCAGACTTCTCAGTATCAGCAGTATGAATCATTCCCGCCGCAACAAGAGCAGTCACCTCACCGGCCACAGAATCCCACACGCCCCTCGGTGCAGAAACCTCAGCACCCGACGCAACCAAGCCCTCAACGATGAACCCTGACACGTTCACAGAAAGCAAACCAACAACCTCAAGCCTGCCGCCCAACTGCCGCCAATCAGGAGAAACATCTGAACCACGGAACTTACGAACTTGTTCCGCAGACAAGCCAGGTCGCAACGCACCGGCAGCGACAATCCCAAACTCGTTCTCATACAGTGCAACGTCAGCTACACCGCAACCCGTGTCCGCATAGAACGCTTGCGAATCAGAAGCAACCAACCGCAAGTTAGGGTGAACCGTGTCCATGTAAATAGGCCCGGTTGCAACAAGGGTGCCTTCAGCAGTCAAAACATTCTTGTTACGGAAATGCTTGTAAGCGCAACCGGACTTCGGAACCGGTACGCAACGATCAGCGAACCCGATATGGCATGAACCCCACGCAGCGACAAGCCCGTAGCAGCGCCCGTCAGCGTGAACCGTGAACGGCTCAATGCCCGTCATATTACCGGGGAGGAACCATTCCATCGGCGGGTTAGTCGGAACCTCAACCGACGCAGCAGCAGAAGCAACTAGAGCGGCTAATCCTTCTTCAGCGTTACCCTCACCCGGCAGCCAAGCACCCAACGGTGACGGGACACACCATACGTCGCCTTCGGCTTTCGACCCGGCAGCAACCAAAGTTTCCACCTCATCACCGGTCAAGACCGTAACGAAAGCTTCTTGGAAAGCAGGGAACGGTGTAAGAGTCGCACCCATCAGCCGTCCAGCGACAAGCACCTCAAGGGCATCCACATCACCAAACAACATCTCCTCAGCATCCACAGACGCGCCCTCAACAGTGAGGAACTCAACCATCACCGAGTCGATATCAGCAGACACACCACGCATCGTTCCCTCTTTGAGAAGTCGGTGTGCTTCAACGCCAGCCGACCCGGAGTCGAAGAACCCACGACCCACAATGTTTTGACCCTGGCGCTCAATCTCATGGATCGACCCGGCGATCACAGCACCGTCATGGCCTGAAGCATTAGCAGTCTGAAGCATCAGCGGTAGTGGAAGCTCACGCCAAGTCAAAGCGTTTTCAGCGATCTTGCGGCCATCGCCTGAAGCGATCCCCTCAACGATCAACACGCCTTCCCAATCGTAAAGCGTGACAGGTGCTTGAACCATCTCAGGTTCCTCAGCAAGCGCCGCTTCAGCAGTCATCATCGCCTCGCCGCCATAGCCATCTTCATAACTGTCTTCTTCTTGAACCTCTGCTTCAACAACAATAGAAGATCCGGCAGGAAGCGTCACAACAATCGGGCAATCACAATCCTCACCTTCCTCGTGATGACATTCGCCCATCGCATCAGATTCAACTTCAGCTTCGATCTGTGTCACCTCAAGCTCAACTTCAATCACCGGGTTATCAAACACCTCAGCATCCTCAGCAGCAGCAACAACCATCGGTTCCTCAATAGCATCATCAGGAGAAAGACCAGCAACCGTCGCTTCGGCCCAGCGTCGTGCAAGCTCGGCCATCAAGTCGTCGTCCGACAAGGCTGACAAATCCGGTGCATCCTCAACAGGAGCTTCGGGAACTTCAACCTCAACAGGTGTGAGCGCTTGAGTATCTAGTGGAAGCTCACCCTCAACGATCTCAAACGATTCCGATTGCACTGTTTCGCTCACTGCTTCAACCTCCATCTCAGCGGCGACCACGGGAGCGGTAACCGATTCTTGTAACTCTGACATTGCCCCGGCAAGCATTGCGGTGAGCATCGCTTCCCGGTTTACAAACCCTGTCGGGGTAGTGCTGTTCGTCGCGACTTCTGGAACCTCGGGCGGTAACGCCTCGGCAGTCAAGTCAACATCGGGATTATCCATCTGACCGATCCATGCTTCTGCTTCAGCAACAGTCAGGTGGCACGAGTCGTGGATGATCGTGCCGTTGTCGGCAGCGGAGACTACGGCGACTGCGAACCCTCCTGTTGGGAGCGGGCAGTACGGGCTATCAGGTACGACTTGGAAGCTCATATGGACTCCGAGAGTAACACGGCGGGTGCGCTAGTTGCGTGTGCCTTGACCTTACTATGAACAAACTCAAGTTGCGGATGGGTTTCTTCATAGCTAATGGTTTGTGCGATTTCAGGGTCAAAAAGAAATCTTAAGAAATGTTTGATATTGACTTGACATTGTAGTTTAACCTGCTACAGTAGAACTTGTACCGGAGGAACGCAGCCCCAACTCACAGCAACAAAGTGACCGGCGGTCCCCGAGGACAAAAACCAAGAAGCCCCCTCTAGGCCGGAGGGGGCTTCTTAAATTCTCAGCCAATCCTAATCCTTGGCAACAACAACATCACCATCAGACTCACCAAGGAACACGGCACGAGCAAACTCAGCGACACCAGAAGTACCGAACAACCGGTCTAACGCAGCCTCTTGCTCAGAAGGAGTTAGATCAGCGAAGTTCACAACGTCGATTGGTGGCATCGGTGGAATATCAGGCATAACAAAACTATGCCACACCCGCTAGACGCAAAGTCTCCCGCATCGCTTCACGCACCGGAGCGAAGGAAGCATCAGACCACACATACGTCACCAACTCGCCCGACACACCCTGCATCGTGCCAAGCTCCGCAAGCATCGCAGGACTCCCGCTCTCAACCGCAATGAACTGCGCGTAGGCCCTCGCCCAAACTTCTTTCGGATCACACATGTACCTGAAAGTCGGATTGAGTCGCGCTCCCGAATAGGTAGTCCCATTAAAAACAATTTCTGAACCTAAGACGTTTGACTGCTCATAGATAGCGACCATTGCTTGCATCTCAGGTGTTGCATATAACGCTTCCATCGAACCCTGCATAGCAGGACTCATATTGCCAATAGATAACAAACCGCCTTCAGCTTTTGACGCAAACGAAACTGTCCCCGTACCAAAAGTCCCTGGCGGAGTACCAAAATCCTCGAAGTCTAAGTAATGCCCAACCTCATGGACCACAGTGTTGAGATTGCTTGTGCCATCAGAAACAGAAATAAATTGTGTCATTTCAGTGTTGATTCTGCCTGCGTTCCATGAACCTTCAGCAGACGCAGACGAAGTATGAAACGTCAAAGGGCGAGCATCAGCAGGAACACCATGAACATTTTCGATAGACGAAATGCCTTCGTCTATCGCAGCCTGAACCCTGCCAGCTTTACTAGTCGCCCTACCTATGTTCAATACTTCTGTTTCATTAGGTCGAAGTCGCGTTCGCCGGAAATTCTTAAAGCTAAACGGTTTGCGTAACTGTCTATCAACAATCTCATTCAACGACCGCAACTCGCCCGTCACCTGTTCAACAACAACCTTCGCAGCAGCACGAGCAGCAACTTGATCGGCAATAAAACTCCGGGCTGCTTCTATCGCATCCCGATTCAGCTCTGAATGAATGTGCGCAAGGATCGAATCATAACCCTCAACGATCACATCAGCAGGAATATCCAAACCGACGCGTCCCGCCCAATCAACATACTCCGATCCTGTGTAAACCTTATCGGGATCAAGTGGCTCAATATCCAAGTAATTGTAAAGCGTCCATTCTTCAGGAATCTCAATCTGCGATTCATCCATTGAATAGTCGGTTTCGCACTGACAGTTGATCGCCTCAGCATCCGACAACGCCGGGTCGCCTGGAAACTCACACTCCTCGCCACCAACGTCAAACATCTCATCAAACCCGACAGTCTGCCCATCAGCCTCAGCATGTGATGGGCGGGTGTTAACTCCCGCAGCGACCCAAGTCTTGAATCCCTGTTGCAACTCAGCCCCGGCAGACAACCCGCCCTGATCCGCAGCGTCGCCCTCAGTCAACACCACTCCATCTTCGATACCTTCAGACAACGGCCCCGCCGCAGCGACTAGACCAAGTCGATCAAGCATCCACCCCCGAGACTCGCCTGACCCCATGTCGGCAAGAACAGCAACTCGGTTACCGACAGTGATGCCAAGATGCCGGACCCGGTTCACCTGCGCCCGCCACGACCTTTCAGCAGACCGAAAAACCCACGGGGGGACACTCTCAGCGCCATCAGGAAGCGACTCAAAAGCCGATCTCATATACGCATCCCACAACACAGGGGCCACGAACTTATCAACAGCCTCAACCCACCAGGAGTCGTCCCATAACTGTGCAGCCGAGTAAACACCCGGCTCAGATGACATCACAGCGGCACGCAACTTTGCCCGTGACGC